TTATTGTACTCATCACCATGTCCAGGACGGAAATGTTTACAGAACAATTTGGGTTTTCTGGGTATACTAAACCAAAAGATGTTATAATTCTAGAAGATACCGAAACAGATTTATCTGAATACGAAGAGTCTGGTGAAGATGTTGAAATATCTAACGATCTCATGCAAGAAATGGTATTTGCAACAAACAAAGAAGTTTCTAAAAAAACCGGACTTTGTACCTATATTATAGAAACAACATCAGTAAAAAAGTATATAAATAAGGCGTCGGGACAAGAAATGTATAGATGTATGTTCATGGCAGTTAAACATAAGGGATTTGCACTTGGTTTTGCCGTCACGTCTGATATGCGTATAATAGATGGTAAGGCAGTGGTCGTGAGTCTTCGTACCCAACCCATTGAGTATAAACCACCTTCCGACCCAAGTATTTACCAAAAATCTATAAAGGGTAAAGAATTTGAAGATTATACCAAAGTTAGACAGAGTGAAATAGACTTGGTCAAAAACGGAAAATTAATCGATAAGGCTATATCTGAACCACAATCCATGTACGGAAAAATTAACATTTAAAACTCTAAAATAATTGTAATGATCAGTATCGATGAAATAACGCGTATAGCTGAAAAAAGAAACCGGTTAAAAAAGGAAACGTATACTAAGATTTACGAACAAATATCTAAAAAGATACGTCAATCCGTTGATTTGGGACACAAGTACCTTTTTTGTCAGATACCATCTTTTGTTATGGGGTATCCACATTTTAACAGGGTAAAGGCTACTGAATATATAAAGCGACAATTTGAAATAGGTGGTTTTACTGTTCAAACTATAGGTGAATTTGAATTGTGTATTTCGTGGCGCCCAAACAAAAAATCAAACAACCGCCACACTGAACCAGAAGAAGAGGAAGATTTTCCTTCATTCGTTAATCTTAAAAAAGCTGCAAATAAATACAGGAGAAATGCGTGAGAGTTAAAGTTTAATTATGTAAATATACTACAAATATGAGCGACCCTTTAAATATACTCACAGAAGCAAAAAGAGAATATATCGGTCAATTATGTTTACTTATGTGTCCCGTTATGATCGAAACTTTCGAAACCATGTATGAAGAAGCCTATAAACTTTCAAAAGGTCGAAAAGTTCTCGTCATGTACCAAAAACTTTTAAAAGAAGTTCCAAACTGGAGTGATTCCATGTCTAAAACACACACAGATAATATAACAAACAGGTGTGCGTGGTTTAACGACCTTTTAGCCGCCGTTTTTGTAAGCTGTGTTAAAATTTTATCTGCGGTTCGATTGAATAAAGAGAATAAGAAGATTTCACTTAAACTCCCAACGAACGAAGTTTTTATTCAAACGTGTTATAACAACGCCGCGAAAGATTTATATCAGGATCCATACATTTATCACGAAAACCAAAACGAACACGTAAGAAACGATAAGTTATATGAACGATTCTGTGCATGCATCGAAACTTCTGTAAAGGAACTCATACCAGTACAACAAATTTTACAAACGTATATGTCTCAAACACAAGAAGGTCAAGATTTGGATGTCGGTGAAGCTGAAGTTGGAGATTCAGAAGATCCCGATATTCTTGACGGCTACGAAGAGGAAACGTCAGAAGAACCATTCGATAATGAACCACCAATGCCCGGGACCGAACCTGAACGAGAACCGATGTCCGAACCTGGACCTGAACCGGGACCTGAACCTGAGCAAGAACCAATGTCTGAACAAGAACCAGTTACGATGCCAGGCCAAACTTCACCATTAGATAATGAGTTTCGAACTATTACTACTAAACCAGAACCTCGTGTAGAGGAAGAAGAGGAAGGTGTTTTGTTTCCGGATGCATCCGAAACCCGTGCAAAAAAAGTTGGGTACTATTAAATGGAGTTTGAAGACTATTTAAGAGATCCCGCATGGGCCGGAATAATCGCCGGTCTTATAACTGCTGGATATATACACTTTAAAGCAAAAATTAACAACGAAGGTAAGCTTCCAGTGAGTGCGTATGCAAAACCAGCTGCACTTACCGCAATTTTAGTATTTTTCATCGTCACGAATGGTTTAGGTAAGAAAGAGACTATATCGACGGAACCATTTTAATTTTCTAACTTAAAGATAATACACATATTTACGGTATAAAATGACTTCCGTGACCGCATTTAATGACATGATGGGTCAATTTCTTGTGGAACTACACAAGACATTTCCAGAAGAAAAGGGCTTGAAAAAATGTTTGTCAGCTTTTGATTTAATGAAAGCCTCTAACCCACGTTTAGTGGTAGACGGTTTCATGAAAGGTGTTACGCCATACGCTGATAAGATTTCGTCCAAAGATGAAACGTTTTTCATTAAGGAATCTAAGAATTTGGATTTTATGAAAGGTGTGGATCTTGAAAAACACTGGGCATCTGCTTCAGAAAACACGAAGAACGCGATTTGGCAATATATTCAGACATTATACATGCTCGGTACAACCATTAGTTCTATCCCAGAAGATACACTTTCCATGATTGAAAAGGTTGCAAAGCAATGTGCCGATAAAATGGGTGAAGATGGGAGTGAACTCGATGAAACTGCACTTATGAAAACCATGCAGGGCATGTTAGGTGGTATGATGAAAAAATAAACTCATTATATATAAATGGCGTCTTGGTTCGAAGATCCAAAACAATTAGTTCGCGTAGACAAAGTTCACGAATTTTGGCCTTCAAAAACACAATCTTCAGCAGACCGTGTTAATGCAACAGCACGTTTTATCATTTATGCGACGTGTATAGTGTATCTTATACGCAGAGACCCTCGCATTTTTGTATTGGGTGCAACCGCACTCGGTGTTCTTTATATAATGGAAAAATCGAATATGGTAAAGGATAATGCTATTAGACCAACAACAGTTTATAATAATGCAGGTAAAGAGTGTTCTATGCCAACGAAGGATAATCCAATGGGAAACGTACTTATGTCTGATTATGTCGATAGACCTGATAGACCCCAATCGTGTTATTATCCAACGGTAAGAGAACCAGTAAATAACTATCTCACTAGTGACATTAAATATGGTCCAGCCCGATCACGATCAGCCATGCCCGAATATCAAAGAAATGCTTTATCGAGACAATTCATAAGTATGCCAGATACATCTATAGGTAATACACCATATTATGAGTTTATCCATGGTAAAAGGAACAATACGTGTCGTCAGGATCCAAGATTATGTGACCCAGACGCGAGAGGTGTACAACTCGAGGCGTTTGCGGGACTCGATCCAAATGGGGATAAGAGAAGTGGTATGCACAGAGGTTCGGGATTAGCCCCTTAATTTTAAACAATTTAACAATAAAGTAGTAGATACTCGATTTCCATAAACAAAATCTTTTGTAATAATAAATGGCGTATCAACTCCAACCAGGCATGAAAGTTGTGAAAGATCATGCGGTTCCATCCGTGTGCGCAACTGAAGAAGTTTTTGTATATCCTCAGCCCAGTACTCTTAACTACGGCTCGAGTCGTCCAAATACCATGCTCTATGGAACAGCTCCCTTCATGGCTGGTAAAGGTGCACCAGCACAATACATCGAAACATCTGACCAACTCAGACCACAGTCGACTTCCCAGTTTAATAAGATTTTGGCAAAAACATACGAAAGAAACTTTCACCCACTTCAAAATGTCGAATGTAAATTACCACTTCGAACAAAAACGTATGAACCCATGAGTACGCGTGCCGAAACCCAAAATGGTTTGTTTCAGCAAAGATACCTCAATAAAAATCTCGCTAAGAAATAAGAATGGCTGATCCTATATCTATAATGGCTATAGCCGGTTTAGTTTATGCCGGGAGAAAATTAAGTAAACCAAATGAAACGTATACAGTGGAAGGTAATCCAATACAAGAACAGGAAGTCGTTTCGGACTTTTCAGATCGGGATGTCGTTATTCAATCTGAATATCTGGGACCACTTTCACCATTAGTCGAACCATCGTATACGTCTAAAGAAGAAATTGGGTCTTTCGCCGAGATTGCTCCACAAAACCGTTCCTCTGGCGGTGAAGTGTTAAACATGCGAAACAGAATGTATGACGCAGGTAGAATGAATAATCTTTCACCAGTTGAGAAACAACTCGTTGGTCCAGGTTTGGGTGTTGGTCCAGAAGTTCCTGCGTTTGGTGGTCATCAACAATTGTTTCGTGTGAACCCAGAAAACGTCGGTGCGTATCGCTTAACGACTTTACCTGGTAGGTCGGGTCCAGCGTACGACGCAAAGGGTGGTCGACGTGGTATCGTCGGTGAAGTTGCCCATAATAGACCTGAAAAGACAGCCTTTTTACATGGTCGTCTTCCTCCAGTACCAGGTAGAGCACAAGGTATGTCCGGAAGAACACCAAGAGGCGAACACGAGAGAACGAAGAGAACAACGAATAGATCCGAAACCGGTTCGAGAACGGATACTTTGGGATACGCGGGTGCTAAGAGGACGGTTTCAGCACTTACTCGTGCACAAGAACCAACCCGAAATAAAGCTGATGGTACCATCGAACAATATCAATACAATAACCAACCTGCCCCAGGTATAAGTAGTTTTGTTGGTGGATACTTAAATACACCGGCGACTAAGATTGGTGAAAAGAGAACATATGGATCGACGCATACTGCCGAAGAACTTATGAAATATGGTTTCAGGCCAGACGATAGACGTGGTAAACCAAATAGAACTGCGGGTCCAGGTCGAATGAACGTTCGTGCCGATGCACTTAACCAAGGTGGTATGGTTACGAGTGTTCGTTCCGATACATCGAGAATTGATGGTAGAGTAAACGCCGCGAATGGTGCATGGACACAACAATATAGAAACAACGATTATCATAAATTCAACGCGTATAAGGGACACGAAAATCCAAACGCCACAAATATGAGTTTGGATACGGCGAGACGACAACTTGCAAATAACCCATTAGTTCATAGCCTTTCTTAAAAAATTAAAAATTATGAGATTTACACTCATTAAAATATTGTTCATATATTTTAATGAAGGTACACACCTTAGATATAGATAGTGGTGAACGGGACCCTGTTTTGTACCCAAACCCAGGTGATTATGTCGTACACCTAAAAAACCCTATTTATGACGTGACTAAAATATCACTTATATCAGCGCGTATTCATAATAGTCAGTACCTCATACACTCCAGGAACAACCAATTTGATATAAATGGAACAACAGTCACTATACCTATAGGAAACTATAGTGGTGATGATTTAGCACAGGCGGTTGCAACAGCCTCTAGTGATATTACATCTGCCGTGTTTGACAAGGAAACGAATGCTATAACGTTTACGGGTAGTGCACCGTTTACATTTGAATTTTATGGAGGTGCGAACGGTTACGCTACTGGTACGAATGGATACACAACACCATACGATGTTTTAGGTTTACCGGCAAGTAACGTTTCGTCTACCACATCGTCGCCTTATACTTTAGAAACAGGAAGTATTAATTTACAGGGTGCAGATGCAATTATTGTTAAAATGAGTAGCGGATCGGACGAATTTAACAAAACCGTGTTTTCGGAAACACCATTTTATACCGGACGTATACTTTTGTGTGGTGACGTGATCAATTATTCGGGTGTTGATGATACCGTCGAACACAATTTTGATTCTGGATCGCAAAAAACGATATCCAGTTTACGTGTTCAGTTTTATTATAGTAGTAACAATAGATTAATACCATACGATTTTAGAAATGCGAATCATATACTTAAACTCGCGGTGACGTGTTCTACTGATAAACTTGAGAATATTGCTAAAGTGGAACGAGACTTTTCTCTTCCACCACCTATGAGTATCCCCGAGCTAGAGGATCCGCGTAGATGGGATGCGTTTATATCTATATTTATGGTAGTCGCAACCGGATTATTTTTATTATTGGTTATGAAAAAACCAAAACTTATCGAGTAACCGCGAAGATTGGTTGGGTTGGCTTTTGGACACGCGTGGAAACACGAGAGATACCAACGTAGACCAAGATGGACAAGAGCGT